ACCGACTGGATCGTTCTGACCGATTGATGTGAGGGATTTTTCGATGTACCATTGACCTGTTGGTCCTTTAAAACCATGGTCCCAGTACCGTGCCCAAGGTAGTTCGGCTCCTTCGCGGGCAGGAAGGAATCGTAGAATAGCGTAACCATTACCGGCTTGATCTACTGTAGGTTTCCACAGGCGGTCATCCGCATAAGACTTCTTCTCGCCACCGCCGCCAGCGCCTTCGGCTGCCTTGATGAGTTTAGAGATGTTATCTTTGTTACGTTTTAGATTTGCAAAAGACATATATTTTTCCTTATTTGCTGTAATATTACTGTATTATTATACACCATTCATACGTTGATGTACATGGTATTTATGCATTTAATTTTGACTTCTTTCTTCGGAGTTTTCGCATTCTCGTATAAAACCTATCAGTCTTCAATAGTAAGGTTTGCTTTAAGCTTCTACGTTTAACACGAGCAGCTTCAGATTTTGCCATACGTTCGTCACGAGTTGTAGACATTTGTATTCTCCTATTCAAAAAGTAAGGTGTTTCCTTTCGGAAGAAAGTTAAGCCTCATTGCTTCGGCTTCTATTTTATCTCGAATCGGGGTGGATATAAATTTCTTTACATCCTCAGGATCAATGGCATTTTTATCACAGACGTCGAGAACTGCATCCATGTATGACATTTTCTGTTTGATGACAGCATTCTCAATAAGAACACTGAATTTCGATTTAGTTAAGAATTTTGATTCAATCATAGTCGCTCCAGACAGTACCGATATCTTCATAGAAGACACCATGCGTACGCTTGATTTCACCGTCTTTATCATAGGCAGGTACAGCGCAACGCCATTTGATCAGAGACTTACCGTACTCACCATAGAAATCATCAGCATATACGCCATCACGCAAATAGCGTTCTAGGTTTCGAATATAGGCTTGACAATTATGAAACCGACTATATGCACCGGTTTTATTATTAGTATCCAGCTTCATAGCTTTACGCTCTGCAGACATAAGATCCTTTTGTGTCTTAATCCAATTACGTACACTCTTAAGAGACATAGGCTGATCCTCTGGTACAGCTAATACATCAGGATGTATATTCTTATACGTTGGAGGATTTTTTGCCATACGTTTTTCACGTGCCAACTTAAGGCGTTCACCCGCAGCAGCGCGCTGCTCTTCTGACATTGGCTTACGTTTTTTACGAATTTTTACAGACTTGTTCATAATGTACTCCTTATTGATAATACTATTCTAACACAGTTTTAATCGGATGTACACAGTTATTTTTCGTCGAGAGGCAATAATTCTATCTCGCCATCGCCGCGGCGCTTCCATTTTACCATATTTTCTTTAATAAGATAATCGATCGTTGAGTTGACCACGTCATCTCTAAAATCATCTCCATCTCGTATGCCGAGACGGTAGGTTGCATATGCCGTAACAACTGTTACAACAGCAAAAACGTACTCTAATGGAATGTACATATTATCTCCTATATTAGATATTTATACAGAAGTTGTAGTAAAGTCAATTACCGAGTCAACTCGAAAAGACCGCCATCCTTTATTTTCTACGTCCCATACTGCTAGGACATTATCATTACGTGCTTTTACTTCACGCTCTGCAATATTGCCATTCTCAATCAGTTGATCGTTAAGCGTACAGCGCATACGTCTTTCTGTACCATCAACTTTCTTAAAAAGAACACTGCATTCGCGAGTCTGCAAATTCTTAATCATTTCGCTACGTTCCACCGTAACCTCCATTGTCATTTCACTCATCACTGCTTTCGCCTCCATTAAATAATTCAGGTTTGAGTCGAATTACCTTCTCATCCCTTTCGTCCTTTTCATAAGAACTTTTTAAAATAAATTCATCAATATCGATGACTGCATCGCTATCATCGACCCAACTGGAAATTCCTATTTCCTGCTTAATTACTTCCATACTTTCGGTCAGATGCCTGTTAATGTTATCAATGCTTTCATTCCAAGCTAACGTTACTTCGCATAGAGCATTGATCTTCTTATCCATGTCATCAAGCTGAGCCTTAATAGGGTTCAGCATCAATTCCATTTCAATTCCATTAATCCCACTCGTTGTCGTATCTGGTTGTTTCATACAAGGTTTCTCCATAATATTCTTTAGCATACTTCGATGCATCGGTCCAAGCATAAACATTATTTCCTTCTTTAGGAATGTCCATGAACGAACGGGCTTTTTTAGGTACACGTTTTGTGAGAGTTTTAGAGCTGGCCTTTACTTTAGCCATCCGCAGCTTTGTTGCTTTTTCGACTTTTTGTTTATGTGCGATTTTAGCGATAAGCGCAAGACGGTCTGCTTTTTGTTGATCAGTCATATTATTCTCCATGTTATAAAATCATACTACACTAAAAACGCAGTAATGTAAATGTGACAAGTTGTCACACCCTCTTTGCATTTGTGACAAAAAATCCTTCTTTTTGCTTCATTGCTTCTAGCATTTCACTAAACATCTTATGACTTAAGGTTACTAAATCATACTTATCGAGCTGCTCATTGTATTGGCGAATAAAGACGCCATGATCGTCAATAAACAACACTACGTCTTCTTCCGTACCGGTATCATCCATGACAGTTGTCACAGTTTCATCCCATTCGATTTCATTAGTAAACATATTTCCAAACCACTTTTATATAATGAGCGTCAAGAATATCTCTATATTCAATAGCATCAAACACACATTTAAACACTTTACCGTTAACCTCAATCATCCCCAATCTTTCCAATCTAGGTTAACGGTTTCATTATATTCAAAACCAGCATAGTATTCTGCTATCTCAGTTTCGAGCATTTTATCTTGCTCTACACGCTCAGAAGTACCAGTGCCGTTAACATAATAATGAGGCCGAAGGCCACGACCGTAATAACTGTCAGCCGATCCACGATCGAACGGACCTCCATGGCGGACTGTTTCAGATTTGTCAAACGTGACGTCATAGTCAATTCCTTTGTAAGTAAAAATTTCTTGTTTCATTCGAAGAGTTCCACGATAGCAGTTACCAGAACTAGTGCTATAAAAAACACTGCACATCCAATAAACGTACCCATTACGCTACCTCCTTAAAACCAAATGCAGCGATGACTGACTTAGAACCAGCTTCATCAATTAAGATGTCTCCGACTGACAAAGAATGCATCTGAGCTATACGCTCGATGTTTGCTTCTGGACCAATATTACCGATTTCAAATACTCGATTAAGATCATCAGCTTCAATGTTAGCAACGTGAGTGTAGTAACCTGCATCCAATGCATCAGCTGCAAGAGAACCAATCTTTTTACCTGAAAAATCCATGTCCATGTCAAGGTGTGCCTTCTTAGCAGGTACAGCATCAAAACCTTCTTTGTTGATAAGGTCCATTTGATCTTTTGTGATACGAATCTGGTAAACTGAGTATTTCATGGTTATCTCCTCATTTGATGTAACCATCCTACACTATTCAGAAGCGTTTGTACACAGTTAATTTCGCTTTTTGCGAAAATAGTTTTGTTGAGAATCAATCACTTATATTTTTTTTATAATAGTTATAATGTTTTTTCCAGAGTTTATAGTCTTCTGGCGTGTTTATTTCTATTCCAGTATCTAAAACCTGAACAGTTTTAAGCATATCGTTATTTTGAATCCATCGCATTGCTTCTATTGATTCGATCTTCTCTTCATTATAATGAGTAAAAGTATTCCAACGCTTCTTTGCTTCTGGCGTATAGCCATGATAGCCTAATGCAAAGTCTCCGTACGTTAAAGCGCTTCGAACGAACCAATGAACAATGTTATTTGTCTGAACCATTTTGCAAACTGTAGGATCTGCTTGACCAGTTGGTGTCATCTTTTTATGTGCTTGAATAACATAGTGGTCGTCTAATGCCTTTTCTATTGCTTTGACTACTTCAATATTAGGATCTGCTGTATCACCCTGTACATTAATGTATTTGTCATAGTGCAGTTCATTGTCTATCGCAGATAGGCAACGGTCAGTTCCATCTGTGCAATCAGGACTAGTCCATATTACGTTAAACTTTGTGATGACGTCTGCAATTTCTTGGCTATCTGTAAGAACGTACGTATCATAACCAAAAGATTCGCATATATCAAACACCCTACGAATAAGCGGGCGCCCATCCATATCGATTAGCGCTTTACCAGGAAATCGTGTAGACTCCATTCTTGCCGGTATTACTATAGCTGTGCTCATTCAATCCCTTTCCGGATACATCCATTGGTGAGTATTTATTGCAGGAATTTTAAAAACCTCGGCTAAGTATAGCCATGAGCAGTTAGTACCTACATATATTTGAGAACTAGCTAATACTGTCAATTTGTGTATAAGTTGATCAACCGACACAAAATTTCTACTATCACCTAAATCGTGACCATCTTTTTTTAATATATTTAATAGATGCTCATATGCGGTATCGTCAATTCCCTTATGTGTATTTTCTATTTTAGCAATTGAGTAACAGTAATTGTACTCTTTGTTAAATGTGCGTTTTAAATTCACAGATCTATTAAATTTTACGGGGTCTTCAATATAAAGAGCTTTATCATTCCAACCATTAAATATAGGTGTTTTAAATTGCGTTTTAAATAATGTGATGTAGGCCTTGTAGAATATTTTAACTTGTTCTATCGTATCACAATAAAATATAGGATTTTCTATTTTACTGTAATTAGCATGCGTGAACTGCCTAAACGCCTGAGATACTGCATCAGTAATTCTGTATCCTTCTACATTACATTCGGTAAAACTCATGATCCTCTAAACTTTTTAGTAGTGTTTTTGTTTCATCGGGTATTTCAAATTCATCATAATAGCGTGATGTGTTTTGCGAAGTGTCTTTTCCAATGTAATTACATGCTTCTTTAAATTCTATTTTTTGATAAGGTATATTGTGCTCATTTAATATTTTAATAATTTCAAGGGAATTATCTAATAACTGTGTTTCTTCACGTAAGCAACATTCGAGCTTTTCGTTAATTTCTTCTTTATATTTTTTAGTCCATCCTTCATATGTTTTTTTATTAACGTGCTCTAAAGTCCACACGTTATTAGTAATCGAAAACACGTTAGATTTAAATCTATCAAGTAGATTTTTTCTGTACAAAACAATGTGTCTATAATTTAGATTCGGGATATCACTTATTAATTTTTTTAAAACTCTCTTTTGCGCATAATGAAAATATCCGTACATCATGCATTTAAATGATAACCCTTGATTAATTAAAATATCGAGCTCGTTAGGGTTTGGATACTTTTTGTTTATAGGTTCATGATTAGCTTCTAAAATCGGGCAATTGTTATTTTCTGCATAACTATAAAATAATGCAGTTGATGCAGTGCGTGGACCAGCCCATAATATAAAAGGATCATTATAATTTTTTATATTTTTCATATTTTTCTTTAATCTCTTCTTTACTAGTCACATTCCAAAATCCGTGCCTAACGCCATTTTCAAAAAGTTCCTCATTCTTTTCAGCTATTTCATGCAATTCTGTAGCTAGCCTTTCTATAGAAACTTTATGATCCCATGTTATCATTGCGCTTCTCATACACTCGGCAATTCTACTTGTATTAGCATTCATTAATTTAAATACAGTATAAGGATGCCACCATCCAATTTGATCTAGATCAATAAGATACGGTTTACCTTCTTTTGTAATTACAATATTTTTTGAATGAATATCTTCAGCAGCTAACTTCCACGTTATGTCTGGTCCTTTCAGTGGAAAATCATTCCATTTATAGTTACTACTTATCTTACTCATCTGTAGCATTAAGTCTTGAACTAACTCATATACTAATATCCCAGTCGACCAATCACCAGTTCGTTCTAAATATGTTACTAAATCTTCTCCATCAATATATTCGATCTCATATTCATTATCATCGTAATAGACGATTTTAGGAATTAGCGGATGATTTAACTCCTCTAGCTTACTAATTGGCTCTGCATGCGTATAAGGAAATGCCGATGCATTAGGTCTCATAATTTTTTTATACGTCTTCATTAGAAAGACTTTCATCACAAAACAGCTGGCACACTGATGGTATAGTATCATAACTTTCCCATGAGTTAGGAAGGTCTTCATTAAACCAATCCGAAGTTAAAATTTCTTCTATGGTATGATGGTTTAAATTATATAGATTTTTATTTTCTTTGTATTTAATTAATACATCTTCATTATCCCACCTGCGTCCTTGTTTGCTATCAATAGAATTTAAGAAATTAGTATTTCCCATATAGCAACACGGCAATACTTGACCATCCGGATTTACAAGTACCTTCTCAGACTTAAGCCACTTACATGTGACGCACGGGGTTTTTTTATCGGTCATTTCTACCCAACATTTTTGATTCTACTAATTTTGTTTTACGGCCAGTTTTAGTTGCCATGTTTTTAGCGGCTGTATTTATCCACGCGTTTTCAATAAGGTGGTCAACGTTTCCTTCAACTTCTTCAAGATAATCTTCGTTTCCATTTTCGTCTATAAAAGTCCATTTAGAATGCTGCAAAAATCTATCAGATTTGATTACGTGAATATGTCTAGCTCCATACATTCTTACTAGTTTTTTAATATCATATATGTGTTGCTCATTATGCTTAAACAAAATAATAAACGCTTTTGGTATTGCTTTTGTATTAGACAAAGCTTCCATATTATCTAGCACAGTTTGTAGATCGACGCCTCTACGATATTTCTGGTGCATCTCGTTTGTAGTGCCGTCGACATCAAAGTAAACTGTTAATCTTTCGCCGCAATAATTACCTAGATCTTCCCACCACTTCGGGGTTCGTAGTCCTCCGTTGGTGTTAATATGTATTACTGCCTTTGAATTGTCATGTATGTATTTACATATTTCCCCTATATCTTTACTCATTACTGGGTCACCCCAAGTACCGCACATCTCAAATTGACTTACTGAATCAATAGATCCTGGAGGAAACTGTCGTATAAAGTCTTTTAAGGACCATTTTATTAATGGCAACCAATCAACTTTACCTAATCCATTTGCATCAGTACGATGACATTGCGGGCATGCCGCATTACAAAATGTGGATAGATCTAACCATATTTTACATTTCTTTGAGTCTTTGGATACTAAATCAGCAAATTTCATTTATATTCCTCTAAATTACGTTTTATTTATAAATACCTTCAGGAACAACGATGACGAGGGCTCGAGATGATCGATCCAGTAACGGCTATAGCTGGCGCTACAGCTGCATACAATGGCCTTAAAAAAATGATTGCGGTTGGTAAAGATATACACGACATGGGGTCCACTTTAAGTCAGTGGGCTGGCGCAATGTCTGACTTAGATTTTGCTCATGGTAAGGCGGAAAACCCGCCCATGTTTAAGAGAATATTTGGCGCAAGTGCTGTAGAACAGACTGCATTAGAAACATGGGGTCACAAACAGAAGGCAAAGGAGATGCGTGAGGAATTACGTTCTCACATTTCGCTATTTTATGGACCATCCGCTTGGGATGAGATTGTACGAATTGAAGCACAAATGCGAAAAGAGCGTAGAGAGGCAGTCTACAAAAAAGAAGAACGAAAGCAGTTAATTATTGAATGGGTAGCTGGTATAGCTTTAGGTATATTGTGCATTGCTGTAATGGGCGGTATCTTTTACTTAATCGGTCTTGGCCAGAGATGGTGGTAGAATTTATATTAGTAGCTGTTACATACACACACTTGTGGATTAATAACTCAAACGAATTTGTAAAAGTTTGTACATATAAAGAGAATGTAACTAGACCTAATCGACACTACGATAAAAAGTTTTGGATATATCCAGATTTAAAATGTCCACTAAAGAAAAATTTAAAGAGGTAAAAAATGGCCGGTAAACAACTAGATGCTGATTCCCAATGGAATCATTTAGATCGTGATGGTGATGGCGTTATAACTGATGAAGAGATTGCAATGGAACAAAGAATGATTGAACTTCAGGACATGCGTTCTGATATGGAAAATGAAGACAAGAAACAAGACGCACAGCGAAACATGGCATGGTTTGCATTATTTGGAATGCTGCTATATCCTTTCTCTGTAGTACTTGCAATATGGTTAGGACTAGTACAAGCTGGTGAAATCCTTGGTGATATGGCAGCGGTTTACTTTGTGTCAGTCGCAGCAATTGTTGCAGCCTTCTACGGTAAGGAAGCTATAGCTGCATCTAAAAAGAATACCGTGACAACTACACAAAAGAAAACGGTAGTAGATAATAGATGATATGGTAAAAGCAAATTTGAGTGAAGATACGGTAATTGCAACACCGTTACGTAATGTTATTACTATTATTGCAGCTGTAGCTGTTGGTACATGGGCCTACTTTGGGCTTATTGAACGGTTGAATAATGTCGAGACTGGCATAACAATGATGCAGGCTGACTTAGAAAAAAATACAGAATTTAGAATCAAATGGCCCCGCGGTGAGATGGGGTCATTGCCGGCTGACAATGAGCAGTTTATGTTAATAGAACACTTATCAGGTCAGCTAGATAAAATGATAACCGATATTGAAAGTGGTAATGCGCCGTACGATCAACAACAAAAACTTACATTAGATTTCTATGAAAAGCGAATAAGCAAATTAGAAGAAAGAGTCGACGCTTTAAAGCAGAGAGGAAACAATTAGCATGATAGAGATATTTAAAGGCTTTGTGCTATTTTTGTTTATAGACGGAGATCCGATGGAGTACACTCCAAAGGAATCATTATCAGATTGTCTTAAAGCGAAAAGAGAGATAGCAAGGAACATAGGCGAGAGCGGTAGGTATTCGTGCGCTCAGGGTGAACTGAAAGTACAAGACATAAATGGTAAAATGGTATCAATAGGCTTAGTATCACCAGAATGAAATTAAACAAAGATAAACTTAAAAAGGTATTCAGTCTAGACAATATCGTCGATGCTGCAGTAGATCTTTTTCTGGTGCTCTTTGATGTAATCACTTCGCCTATTCTAATAGTAATGAGAATGATACGTTGGACAGTAGGCACTTACGTATTAGATGGATTAAAAAATAAAATTAAAAAAATAATTCGTTGGGTAAAGAATAAACCGCGTTGGATACAGCTACTTGTTGTGCCTGCACTATTAGTTGCATCTGCGTATATATTAGTTTTAATATGGATATTTGGCCAAGCCTGGGGCGAGTTTGTAGTAGAGGAATTTTAAATGATTAGTAATATTAAAGGACTTATTGTCCTTGTCATGGCGTGCGGTTTGATGGCATTGCTCGGGTTAATTGTAATAGATGAGTTTGCTGCAGCAAATGAACACGGTGGTGAATTAGACGGTAACATAGTAGAGTTGTTACAGATGAGCATCACTGGCATCATTGGATTGGTTGCCGGTTACGTAGGTGGTAAAACATAATTGGTTGAATTCGGCGCTATATATTTTGTACTACTGATAATGAGTAGGGGTGAAGAAATAGCCGATCGAGTTTATTTCTCTAAACTATCTGACTGTACATATATGGCAAGAGAATTAAATCTAAACTATACAGGTTCGCCAGTTATCAGGGCATATTGCATACCTGAAACAATGAAGAGTTCAGGATAGATCGTTGAGATCTGTACCCGTATTCCACTCATAGCACTGATAGCGCACAACTTTAAATCCACTTGATTCAAAAGTCTTTATCCCTTCGGCTACGCTTTGTAAGCATATATCTAAGTTAGGGTAAAGCCCAGGATTTGCCATGCCTTTGCAAACAGGAACTCCATTTTCCATATTGCATACAAGCAGAAGTGCAGTAAATAAAGTATTCATATTCTATCCTTTATAAATGGATTGCAAATGACTTTCAAACTGCTCTACTTTTTCCAACCTGTTTGGCCACAAGATATAATCCTTTTCAGGATTCTGTTTTAAATTATTGAGCAAAGGTATAATTGCATTATATAAACTATGCAGTCTATCTTCAGTAGATTCGGCCGCAACAGAAACTTTCTGTACGGCCTCTAACTCTTCTTCGTCTACGGCAGTAAAGCCGAAATCAAACATTTCTGACATTATTTTGCCTGTATGCTAATTGTTATTGGTATCACAGCACCTACATTATAATTGTTATACGTATGAGCAGTACCGTTAATACCGTTCCATGTAAATTAAATTTTATTATTTTTTAAATATCTTTGGTTTTCATATGAAACCGTTTGCTGACACTGCTGCTGAGTTTGATAGCCAGTAATTACTTGACGAGATCTGTTATTATCAGCAGCAATTACACCACCAAGAACTGCTCCTGCAGCTGCGCCTTTATCATTACCGCCTACACCTTTACCGAGCAATGCGCCGAGGATCATGCCTCCAAGCACATCACCGCCAGAAGCACCACCACCCTGTACTGTACCGTAAATAGGCACATCTACATTTTGACATACGGTATTCGGCACAGAAACCTGGCGATATCCGTAATTAGGTTCTATCTTTGTGATAGTTGCCCGGTATGTATCTGCAAATGACGCTGTTGCTGTCAATGCGATAACTGCTGCAGTTGTAAATAGTTTCATATTATATCCTCTCATTTATCATTTCGTTTAACGCAGATTCCCTGCATATTAGTGGGATAATGTCCGTCTTTACCACCTGCAGTTATAGCCAGTTGTTCTCTATTACCAAAGCATTCATACATTGTTTCGTATGTACCAACATTTGTTGATACTAATTCATCCTCCATAAATACTATAAAAACTAGCGTCCACATATTATCTTCTCATGTTGGCAGCATCAATAGCAGCCTGCTTATTATCTTTACGAATCGGCATTAGATTAGATTTGTGTGTGACCACAATTCCAGCTATCTCATTACCTGTATATTTATTAGTTTCTTTTACAATTCCATTGGAACATATTGTATCAGATGTAGGTGGCAAATCGCTACTTGTTTTATAGTTGGGTAAGTCATAGCGGTAATCACCTTTAGACTTACCCACACCAAGCTTATCTAGAAACTTGTTATGTTCGGCTTCCGCCTTCAATAGTTTATGCGATTTTTGTTTCGCCTTACGGCGCTTACCTACACCATGGACTTGCACCCCTCTAATCATATGCATACTCATTGCATAATACCTGATCGTACCATCGCAGCTCCACTCTGTGAAAACTGTCTATGGATTTCACGAGACTGTTGTCGTGTTAGGCATTCCCATATCTGAACTTCTTGATTAGTCCAACTTTCAATAACTTCCACATACCACATTATACATATTCCTCATATTTTACAATTTCACAAAGGTCTTTAACTAATTGCTTGCCATAGTCAGTAAACAAGATACCTTGCTCCCAAACAAAATGCTCCACACTCTGAGAATGAAAGAACTTTTCTGAACCAGTCATCCAGAGAAGGGCGTTAGTGCGATTACCAGCACCTAGCTCGATAACGTCTTTGATACGAGCCTCAAAGCGAGCAACGGCGTCCTCTGCTTGCTGCTTTTCAGAGATATTATTAGCTTCTAGCTCTGCACAAAGCTCATCCCAATAAGCTTGCTTCTGAGCAGGCTCCATAGAATCCCAATCTTCCATGATCGTGCCACGAGGGCGGAAACCATAAACATCTTTATGAAGATCTGAGAAACAATCGTCTGAATAATTAAAAGTCATTGTGCTACCTCATAACCAATTACAGTTTCTACATATCCACTACCGTACTCATCAGCAATAGCCAATACGATCTGCTCACGTGGCTCAGTGTCCATGTTATCAATCTTTGCTATTGCAGCATCCATCTCATCAGCATTAATCAACCACTGAACTGCTTCAAAAGCATCCGCATCATCTTTGTAAAGACCACGTAGATCTTCTGATGCAGTCTGCATATATGAGTGCGTTTGATCGATAAGTTTCTGTATAGACATGTTAATCTCCTCTTGATATATCCTTTATAACATATCTAAAAGAGAATGTACACAGTTAATTTAGTTTTTATCGAAAATAGTTTTATTACAGATCAATCACTTAGAATTTTTTTGTCCGAGTCCGATAAAGCTTCCACTTGCCGCATCTTCCACAGCATCCACTCGTAGTATCTTTCCGGTTCTGGATCGTTCTTCTTTGTGTTCATATCTTGTCCATCCTGTAGTGTCTGTAATATGGTCGCACGGATCATCTAGCTGCAGCATAAAGCGCTCGCTTTCGTCGTCCATATATGAATCCTGTTGTTGTTAAACATACGGTTATTTATAAAAATTGTCATATAAAACGCGCTCTAATGCATGGGCTTCTATTTCCCATGGTTTTTGTTCATATTCCATATCCCATGGATATGCTTTTTTCTCATAGATTATGCGATCGCCACATGGTTGTGTCATCTTACGAGTAGCATACTGATACACGTGAACCATCTCATGTAATATAGTGGCAATAATTTCTTTTCTAGCCTGACTGGAATCTACTCTTATCGTATACTCTCTGTCATCCTCATCTAGGACATCACCGTGAATTCCTTCTTTAGCCCTTAGGTTTCTAACAAATTTTACGGTGATATCTATTTTTCGATAACGTGGCATAAGCTGCTCTTTAGCAAACCATATGGCTAATTCGGATTCCTCGCGAATAGCCTTTTTTATATGTCCGGTAAATTCAATAATCATAAAATTATTCTAACACAAAACAAATCAAATGTACACAGTTAACTTACGCGAACTTCAACATTTTTTGGCAAGTCAATCTTAGCGTGATCGTGCTTATGATAAACCACAAATTGTGTATTAGGAAATTGCTTAAATATTCCTTCAGTAATAGGTCTCCAGTTTTCTGCAAGACGATGGGTGTTAGTATGGTCTCGTGCTGACTGGAGCACAAGATCAGTAGTGCTTATTAGATTGAAATCGAATATAGAATCAAACCCATACATATGAATCTCATCACAATTAAGCTTATTTGCTACGTAGTGTGTACACATGTGTCCGCAGTTAAAATCTGTATAGTTATTTGCGTATGGAGGCAATTCTAAATAAAACTCTTTTATATGTCTGGCAAATTTCATATAAAAGTCTGGCTTCATTTCTGTATATTTTTTTGGTCGAGCTCCCATCACCCAGTCATATGCGCGAAGGTCTACAGAACCCTCATGCATAGCTCTACACATTTTAAAGTCAACAATAGCAGTCGCATATACATTTTTAATGTCAGTAACTGGAGGTAAATTGCATGTCATGATAATGCCTTTTGCAGGCTTATATAAATGATGACTATCACCATTACCAATAATATGTGCCACTTTACTCATTCATCAAACTCCTAATATGCTCTTTACCTTTCATTCCGGTCCAGTGATTAACCACTGTATCATTTACCTTGGGACCTTCTATGTGCTGTAATCGCAACACATTCCACTTATTTTCTATTTCGTTAATATACATCATTTGCTGTAAAGGATCTAGCATCTCGTGTAATGTTTCTTGATCACCACGGCCAGGTTTGCTTTTAATTCTTTCGCACCACGACTCTAGAATCTTAGGTCTGCCTTCAAATGCTACAACTCCGCTATTATACATTGTTGTGTTAAATCGTTTAGACCATGGGCGATCAACCACCATACTTAATTTGTCTGGAACAATCTTAGAAAATATAGGTGACACATCCCCTAATATTTCGCAGTCGATATCTAGCCATATAGTTTTCTTAAATGGAGAATTTGCCATAGCAAATGGTTTAAGAAACCAAGCGTGTGGAGTCTCTACTCGCATATCTCCGAGAGAATCTACATTAGTTTCGCACCACTTCTGAGCTTCTTCAGTCATGCCAAAATCTACAATAGAAAGATGTGTGTTGTTATGCTTTTTAAAGTTTTCTACAAACCACGGCAGCATCCATTCGGTATTTGCGTCAGATCCTACTAATACGGCTTTACTTAAATTTACTTCAGACATCTACTATCTCGTAACTGTTGTTAAAATTATGTTTAGCTAGGCAACCACGTTCGCTTTGAATGGTTGTAAAGCTATCTTTTGCTTCAACTGGCCAAGGGTAAAATTCCTGTAAGAACGCAAAACTTTCTAGGTTTAGAAATACATCGGTAGGCTTAGCCTCAAACCTAGCTTGTTGAACTAACATCTTTGCAGCATTTGGTTTAATTCTATATGCATGAGCTCCAGGGAAATACCGTTTTGAAGTAAGTTTATTAACTCCAAGCCCTAAAGGAGTGTTATACTTTCCATAAGATGGTTTACCGAGAGATATAACTCCGTTATAATTTATGTGTGTTGGAATATTATTTACGCAAACTGCGTCGTGTTCAAAGATTGTAACTTCTTCCTTACCTTCGGCACACAACTTCCATAGCTTATAATGAGATATGAACGCAGCCACACAATTTGGCGTGCGAGAATAAACTTCGTTCATTGCAGATATATTAATATTTTCAGACTTAATAAAATCATCAAGGTCATCTGACGGAGTAGTGGCTTTCCAATGTTCTATCTCTAAACCGCCAATAGCCTGTCCAGACTTAATACAACGATCAGCAGCCTTGACTGACTTCTCATTATCCATAATTGTAATTACGTAATTTTTCATAATGTAGTTGTAGAGGGAAGCCCCTGAACCTTTGTATAATATTTCTTAGTAACACCTAGAAAGGCAATACCAAATATCTGATAGCAAAGTAAAGCATCATTAGGCCATGCGCCAATCTCTTTTA